CGCGCGGCGGGCGCACCTACACGGACGCGCAGACGGCGTCATACGAGAACCTTGTGAAGATGTGCGCCCGCGCCGCTGGCGCGCAGATCATCGACGGCCCCGTTGAAATGCGGATTGCCGTTTATCTCCCCATTCCCCAATCGGCCCCGAAGAAGCGCCAGGCTGCAATGCTGAGCGGCGCCGAGTGCCCGACGAAGAAGCCCGACCTTTCGAACGTCCTGAAATCCATCGAGGACGCTTTGAACCTGATCGCCTACCGCGACGATGCCGCAATCGTCTCGATGACGCTCACGAAGCATTACGCGATAGAGCCGCGCGTCGATGTTTATGTCGCGTCGGTTCAGCCCTTGGCCATGAGGGCGAGCGCATGACCAAGCATGGCGAGCCGATGGCGTTTCTCGATGCTGCGCTAGAGACGGCCGCAGGGGACTGCATCCTGTGGCCATTCGGAAAGTACAGCGAGAACGGTTATGGCGCCATCTACTATGAGGCCCGCAACCGCTGCGTTCACCGTGTCGTGCTGATCAAGGTCACGGGCGAGGACCCGCCCGGCATGGACGCGGCGCACTCTTGCAACGTGCGGCACTGCATAAACCGTAATCACCTTAGTTGGAAAACGCGGCTCGCAAACACGCATGACAAGTTCGTCCACGGCACGATGACGCGCGGCCAAGGCTGTTGGAAGAACGTGTTTTCTGAAGAGCAAGTTTTAGAGATTGTTGGCCTGCTTGGCGTTGTCTCGCAGCGCAAAATTGCTGCGCGCTATGGCGTCACTCAGCAGGGCATCAGCGACATTGCCACGGGCCGTAACTGGTCGTGGCTCACAGGGCGAAACCGTGGAGGCGGACGATCTAAGGCCGCTTAGGCGGTTCGAATAAGTCCGGGCGAATGGCTTTCCTTCCTTCCCTCCACGGTCGCCCTCCCGGCGCCGCAAGAAGGGGAAAGCGAAAAGAAGAAGGAGGACCGCATGAGCGGCCTGCAAATTATCTCCGCTGACGAGCGAATGCGTCAGCAGCGGGGCATTAAGCTAATGGTGCTCGGGCAACCGGGCGTCGGGAAGACTTCACTACTTCGCACGCTCGACCCGTCGACTGTGCTGTTCGTCGACCTCGAAAGCGGCGACCTGGCGGTTCAGGACGTCAAGGTTGACCAGATCAGGCCGCAGACGTGGCAGGAGTGCCGCGACATTGCGTGCTTCCTGACCGGCCCCAATCCGAACGTGCGGCAGAAAGACCTTTACGGGCAGGACCACTATGACGCCTGCGTCGCGAAGTTCGGATCGCCCGACGCGCTGAACAAGTATCAGACCATCTTTGTCGACAGCTTGTCGGTGGCGGGGCGTCTCTGTCTTGCGTGGGCTGAGCATCAACCGGAAGGCTTCAACGCCAAGGGCGAGAAAAACTTGCTGGGCGTCTATGGTTTGCTAGGGCGCGAGCTGGTGCAGTGGGTGACCAGGCTGCAGCACGCACGGATATCGAACATCGTTCTCGTCTGTCTTCTCGACGAGAAAGAGGACGATTTCAAACGCAAGTCGTGGGTGATGCAGGTCGATGGCGCAAAAGCCGCGCGCGAGATCCCCGGGATTATCGATTGCTGCGTGACCATGGCGATCATCCGCCCCGACGAGGGCGAGCCGTTTCGCGCCTTCATCACCGCACCTGACAATCCGTTCGGATTTCCTGCGAAGGACCGTTCGGGGCGTCTCGCTCCGATGGAGCCGCCTGACCTCGGCAAGCTGTTTGCCAAGCTGAACGATACGGCGCGCGGGCCATCCGCCAAGACCGCACCGCGCGCCGCAGCCTGAACCCCATCCCAATCAGAGAATAAGGAACTAGCGCTATGTCCTATGACTTCAACGACGCAGGCCCGCAATCCTCCGGTGGCGGTGAACCGATCCCGAAAGGCACGGTCGCCCCGGTCATCATCAACCTGCGCGGCATCAAGGCCGGCAAGACCGACAGTCGCGTGCAAGGCCTTGATATTGAATACACCGTGACGGCTGGACCTTACGCCAAGCAGAAGGCGTGGGGCTGGCATGGCGTCGCCGGCAATGGCTCGGACGGTCACAACAAGATGGTGTCCATCACCCGCAGCTATATCCGCGCGGTGATCGAAAGCGCCTTCGGCATCGACCCGGCCGACGATAGCCAGGAGGCGATGAACGGTCGCCGCATCAGCGACTGGCAGGATCTGGACGGCCTCGAGTTCGTGGCTCGCTTCGATATCGAAGAGGGAACCGACTTCACCGACCAGCGCACGGGCGAAGCGCGCAAGGGTAAGGACAAGAACACGCTGCGCGCCGTCACCCCGGATGATCCCGATTACAACGGGTTCAAGCCTGCGAAGCGCAAGGCGGGCGGGGCTGCGCCGAAGGGCGCGACCGCTGCGAAGCAGCCGGCCACGGCCGGCGCCAACGGCTTCGACCGCCCCAACTGGGGCTGATCCTTTAACCTGATCGGGGCCGGTCATCGCACCGGCCCCTTTAGAGGCGCATCACATGTCAAACGACCCTGACGACAGGGCGACAGCGCAAGCTGCCGCCATGCTCAAACGCATGCTCGGCGAACGCAAGCACAGCGTCACTGATAAGGAAGCGTGGAGCCTTTGCTTCCACACGATCAACGCATGGATACAGGCGCGCACCCACAACTGGGCTGTGCGGCGCGGGACGCCTAAGGTGGGCAACCCTGACGCCATGACGGTCGGCTTTGCCGAGGCCGCGCTTGGCCTGATCGCCGCCAAGGGCAGCGGCCTGCCTTGGTCCGAGCCTCTGGCCATGTGGCCGAAGAACGACGCGGCACGGCTGTTCGCCATCGCTCACGAGTGCATCGAGGCCTCGCGCGTCCACACGATGGAAGACCCCAACCTTGAAGAGGTGGGGGCATGACCCGCTCGCTCCGTATCCTCGTCGCCTGCGAGTTCTCTGGCGTCGTTCGCCGGGCCTTCGCGGCTCGCGGCCACGACGCATGGTCGTGTGACCTGCTGCCTGCAGACGACCGCAGCAACCGCCACATCGTCGGCGACGCTCGCGATCTTCTCGGCGATGGCTGGGACCTGCTAATGGTCGCCCATCCGCCTTGCACGCGCCTGTGCAATTCGGGCGTGCGCTGGCTGTCCAAGCCGCCACCCGGCAAGACACTCGACCAGATGCAGGCAGACCTGCGCGAAGGCGCGGCGCTGTTCTCGGCGTTCTGGAACGCGCCCATCGAGCGGATCGCGGTGGAAAACCCGATCATGCATCGCCACGCCAAGGCGCTGATCGAGAATTACCAGGAGCCGGCGCAGACTATCCAGCCGTGGCAGTTCGGGCACGGCGAAATCAAGGGCACCTGCCTCTGGCTGAAGGGCCTGCCGAAGCTCACGCCGACGCAGATCGTGGAAGGCCGCACCGCGCGCGTGCATCGCATGCCGCCCGGGCCCGACCGCTGGAAGGAACGCAGCCGCACATTCACCGGCATCGCCGAGGCGATGGCCGATCAGTGGGGAACCCACGCCGCAAACACCGCGAGAGCAGCATGACCATCCGAACCAAAATGCAGGACGTTGAGAACGCCAAGGCAGTAGCGCGCGAAGTCGTCCAGACGCAGCGCAAGACCTGCGAAGGCTGCGCCCTCTTGCGCATCTATCCGCGCCCCATGTGCTCGGGCGAGCAATCGCCACACTTCCGCACGGCGCGCGACACCTATCACCCGCGCTGTCAGTGGTTTTCCGTGCGCGGATCGGACGGCAAGCCCGCACCCGTCGCGCAGCCAGAGCCCCCGGCGCCGGAACCCGCGCGGAAGAAGATGAAGCTCGTCCGTTTGCGCGGCAGCGACCGGGTCGTCAGCGAGGCGGAATATGACGCGCTGATGGCGCGCAAGCGGAGGGTCGGCGCATGATCGACCTGAACCCAACTTCCATGGTCCGCAGCGCATCGGTCGCGGCCATACACGCCGCCATCGACAGCGCACCACGCCGCGAAGAGAAGCGCCGGGCCTATGTCGGCGCGTCATCCATCGGCGGGCCATGCGAACGCAAGGTGCAATACGAATTCATGGGCGCGCCCCATGACGAGGGCTGGCAGTTCGACGCCCGCACGCTGCGCATCTTCCAGCGCGGCCACATGATGGAAAGCGCGGCTGCGCTATGGCTGTCGGACGCAGGCTTCCAGCTGACGCAGACGGGCAGGGACGGCAAGCCCATCGGGTTCAAGGTGGCGGGCGGCAATTTCGCCGGCCACATCGACCGCGCCATTCTCGGCGGGCCGCTGTCCGAGCTCGCTTACCCGCTGCTGTGGGAGCACAAGGCCGTTGGAGCGAAGTCGTGGAAGGCCATCGAGAGCAAGGGCCTTGCGAAAGCGAAGCCCGAATACGCCGACCAGGTGGCGCTCTATCAGGCCTATTGTGACCTGACCAACCCTGCGATGTTCATGGCGACCAACACGGACACCATGGAAATCTACATCGAGCTTGTCGCGTTCGATGCGGATCGCGCGCAGGCGGCTTCTGACCGCGCTGTCGCCATCATCGCCGATACGAAG